AAGGCCGCTGAAGATGCCGAGAAAGAAAAAGCCAACGCCGTCGCCCTTGTCGAACTCGAGACCGCCATCAACGCCGCCAAGGCCAGCGGCAACGAGCAACTCGTCAAGACCCTTGAAAGCGAAAAGCAACAACTTGAAGGCCAGCAGGAAATCGCCAAGCTCACCGAGGAATACAAGACCAAGCTCGGCGTGAATGCCGACGAAGCCGCCCGCCTCGCCACCAATTTCGTCAACGCCAAAAACGCCGCCGCCTCCATCGGCGACACCAACGCCGTCGTCACCATCACCACCACGGTGGACGACACCCGGTGGAAAGACCTCCTCGCCGAAATCTCCGCAAACTCCAACCCGAAAGCCATCGCCGTCGCCCTCGAAGTCACCGGCAAGGACAATGTCCAAGACGCCTTCGCCACGCTCCAAAACATGGAGCAGATCAACAAAAGCCATCAGGTCGCCATGGATGTCCTGGGAGCCAAGAGCCTCGAAGAAGTAAAGATGAACCTCGATGCCGTAGCCACGCCCGCCCAAGCGCAACTGGCCATGCAGATCACCGGCGAAGACGACCTGAAAAGCGCCATCGGCAACCTAGATTCTTTCAAAGGCACCAAGACCGCAAAAGCCCTCCTCGAAAAACAAGGCTTCGAGAATATCGATCAACTCAAAGACGCGCTAAAAGGCATCATCGGCGAGAAGCGCACCAAAATGATCGTCGAATCGCTCGGCGTGAAAGACGCCGAAACCGCCAAAGACGCCCTCACCGCTATCCTCAACAACGACGGAAAAAAAGCCACCATCACCGCCGACGCCGACACGACCACCGCCGAGCAAAAGATCGCCGACCTCTCCACCAAGACCGCCACCGTCCCCCTCGACGGCGACACCGCACCGCTCAAAACCTCCCTCGATCAATTCACCAGCACCGCCCAAAAGCTCACCCTCGATGCCAGCGACGCAATCAAAACCATCCGCGCCGAACTCCAGAAACCCATCAAGCTTGCCCTCTCTGGCGAGCCTCCGGAAGGTTCTGGCAACAAATCCAGCGTCCTCTCGGGCCTCGTAGAGGACATTAAAAACCTCCTTACCGAACTAAACCAAAAACTACCACAGCCTGCTCTTTTTTAAAATGAGCATTTATTTATCAAACGCAACACAATGGCCGATCTTGCAAAGCAAGCGGGAGCAAAAATTTAAAAACGGGCTCATGGCCGTCAGTGCTGAATTCATTGCGCCGAAAGACATGCCAATCGATGTGGCTGTAATCGAAAGCTCCGAAGGCTCATGCGATGTTTACCCAAACCCAATCATTAGTTTTGACACATCGCCATTTCAAAAAATATCAGCAACAGGCTACAAAATATTTGATCCACAACAGGATGAAAGTATTTTTCAGCAGTCTGTCGATTTAATTTTCGAGGTATCTTTTTTGGAGTGGGCTCGCGACGAAAACGGCCGGAAATTGTTCCCTTTACGCGAGGAATATCGCTTTGCCTCCAAAAAAATCCAGATCATTGCCGAATCTGGCACTGTTAGTGAGACATTCGATGGGCAAGTAACAATTCCAATTTTGTCGCGCCCATTAACTATTAAACAAACAAAAAATCAATGGGCCGCAAACGAAATTTTTAATCTTGGTCGCCAATACGAGCAAGACACCACAGAATTAAAATCCCCCCTTGCGACGCAGTTTTTATCGTCACTTTCCTCGCAAAGTTTCACGCCAACGATCAGCATTTACTCCGCAACCTATTCGGTAACATACAACCTCTATTTCGGCCTGTTCGTCGAACTCCCCCCCACAACATGACTAACCCGCCGATATCTTTTGAAGCTCTCGCCCAGCGCGCGGCATCTGCCGCGAGCGGGGGATATCCCTACGCAATTCGCGGTCGAGACCTCGATAAGAATTTCGTCTATGCTGCACCCGATTTTAATCTGGAAGAATTCGTAATCACAGAGAATGCAGCCGCCGGGGGCCACCAACAACGCTCCGTAAAATTAAAAGCGCCGATTATGCCAGGCGAAAAACCCGACCAATATTTAAAATGGGACGGGGTAAAATGGATTGCCACCGACCAATTCCCTAAACAAAAAATTCTTAGACCATGACAAATACAGAAACCGTTGGGTTTGAACTAATGACGCTAAATGGCATGCGCACCTTCACAGTTGTCACCACCGATGAAGAAGGCAACGATACAGTGCAAGACAACGCAGAGCCTTATTTTTGCAAAGGTATTTCAAAGACGGCCAGTGTTTTAACATTTACGGACGGCCCCTCTGGCCATTATTCAGCCCCTGCCGCCGATCCTAATTTTAGCAAGATTTATGCAAAAACAAGTTTTGGAACTCCTGTAGAAATCGGCGATCCAAAATGGGAACTTGTTAGCTTTAAAAGCACCCCTTACGGGGAAAAATACAAAAACGAAAGCAACTGGAGGTCAGTCCCAGACATATGAACCCTCCGCACGACTTTTCACAATCCGCGCAGCTGGACTCCCCGACAGGGTATCCTTATAGCATATCCGCAAGAGATTTAATGCAGAATTTTGTCGCGGCCACGGTAATCGTCAATGAGGCCACGCCGCACGGTTCAGAAAATCTACTAAAATCGGCGGGCACTGTTGGTCTAGGCGGGCATGCCACCCGAGAGTTGTATGTGGTCTCGCCGATTCCTCCACCGCCTGCCGGAGGCGGAATTTACGTTTTAGGAATCAAATTTGGCCGCATCGAATGGCTCCCAACAGAGAAATGCTAATGCAAAACCGGAAACCTGAGACCGAAAACCGGAAAGATTTTTCTTCCTTCATCCTTCATCCTTCTGCCTTCAAAAAATGACCCTCGGTCGAACATCCGCCAACAAGATCAAGATCAAGACCGACTCGCCCAAAGGCCTCCGCGCGGTGGAGTGTGCGTGTTCTAGCCCGCAGGACTTCCAGCCATGCCGCGATTGCCCTCCGTTTCTTGGTAATTTCAATTTCTCTCTATCTGGGGATCAAGTCGGAAGCCTTACGGAGTTTCAATATCCACCGATTATTTGCCCATCGGGTAATTGTGATCTTGTTCCATTTCCAAACATTCCGCCGCGCATTTGCTCTGATTCGTGGGATGCATTCGGCTCTGGTGCAGTCGGAACGAATTTGTATCTCATAAATATTAACAGGGGCTCAACAAACGGCAGGTTAAGCGGATGCTGTTGGACGCTTTCTCTTGGCGTATCCGGCACATTTGAATTCATATTTGAGGGAAGTCCCGATATTTGCGGCGTAGCAGGTTCTGATTCAGTTAATATAACCAGTTTAAATCCGGCTGGGTCTTATGATTTTACAATCTCAGCGGAATGCGTCCCGCCATTTATGGGGCCGCCAACGGATTTCAATTTCACCGTCACCGTGTCATGACCTACGAGGATTTCATGAATAAAATGCCGGAAAGTTTGCGTGAGTCGCATAAGCAAATGCGCTCGGCTTTAAACGCCGCGCACAGCTTCGCCCTTTCCGGCTTCGCGACTACCCCCCCCGAAGCACTCGCCGCCCGCGAAGCCATTTGCCGCGCCTGTCCCGAATGGGACGCGCAGGCACTTAACAAGACAGGCCGCTGCCGCAAGTGCGGATGCTCCACCTGGGCAAAACTCCGAATGGCCACCGAACGCTGCCCGATTGGCAAATGGGAATCCGTCTCCGTGCCCTCTGTGTCCTCTGTGGTTAATCCTTCCGAGCCGCTCCAGTAAACGCTCGGAGAGTCGCTCGATTTGACACCCGCCGCTCGTTCGAGCGGCATGAAACTTTTCCTCGATTCAAAAAACCGGCGGTTTGTGAAGTCCGCCGCGTCGAATGTCGCGCTCCAGACGCTCGTGCTGAAACGCCGCGACCAGGTGCCGCTCGAGGTCGTCTTCGTCGAGAACGGCGTGGCCGTCGATCCCATCCTCGGCACCCAGACCACCGTCGCGCTCAAGTCCTCCTTCTCCGACTCCAATTTTCTAGCTCTTGCGGCCCCCGGCCAAACAATCCTCGATTTGAACACATTGCCGGTCGAGGCCGCTTTCTCTCTCGACCCTGCCAGCATCGCCGCCTTCCTCGAGATCCGCTGGACCGCACCGAGCCAGGCACTCCGCACCGCCACCCTCCAAGTCGAAATTCAGAACAGCGTCATCCTCGGCGACGAAGCCACCCCCGCCGCGCTCCCCGACGGCAAAGCCACGCAACTGCAAGCCGAAGCAGGCACCGACAACGAAAAATGGATGACCCCCCTGCGCACCGCGCAAGCCATCGCGCAGCTCGCCCCGCCGCCGACCTGGGACAGCGTCCTCAACAAGCCCGCCACCTTCCCTCCCTCGGCCCACACGCACACCGCCAGCCAGATCACCGACTTCGCCAGCGCCGTCGTCGCCGTCTCCCCGCCCGTCGATTGGTCATCGCTCACCGGCAAGCCGTCCACTTTTGCGCCATCCGCCCACACGCACCTCAAGAGCGAGATCACCGGCCTCGATGCCGACCTCGCCGACCTTGCCAGCGCAGACACAGCCCTCGGCCAAAGGATCGATTTTCTCGCCGCGAACCTCGACCCAGCCGCGCTCGACTCCATCGCCGAAGCAGCCGCCGCGATCAACACCCTCCAGTCCGAAATCGACGGCAAAGCCACCGCCGCCCAAGGCGCTCTCGCCGACACCGCCCTCCAGCCTGAGCCTGTCACCTATCGCGGAGCCTACAACAACGGGCTCGATTACACTTACAACGATGTCGTCACCTACACTGACGGCCTCCTCTACATTCGCGTCAGCAACCCGAATAACCCCGGTTATCCCCCCGGTCACTTTTCCTGGGCGCTCTTCCGCCCTGAGATTGGTTCGCCTGCTTATGACCTCTGGGTTTCCGCCGAGTTCGCCAGCAAAGCCGACACGGTCCACACCCACGCCGCCACCGAAATCACCGGCCTTTCGTCCTACATCATCGCCTCGGCCCCAGGCCTTCAGATCAACACCACCGTCCGCATCGGCGACGGCACCAGCGTCACATTTCCGATTGACGGCCTAGTCAGCTCTGACCCCGAGCATGTCCTCGTCGCCCTCAACGGCGTCACGCAAACCCCCACCACCGACTACCTCGTCAGCGAAGCCACCGGCACCATCACCTTCGACTCCGCGCCCGCCAGCGGAATGCAGATCAGTTGCACCGCCCTCGGCCTCCGCACCGTCCAGCCGCCGATCGATCCCACCCTCTACCTCTACGCTTTCGACCAATCCGCCAACGGCCTCACCACCTACAGCGGCCGCCTCCTCAATGCCGACCGCCCCGCCGCGCCAGCACTCCCCGAGACCGCCACCACCTGGACGATCCGCCGATCCACTCTCTCTGCCGCCGGCCAAATCCTCGCCACCGCCTCCGCCACCGGCTCGTGGGCTAACCGGGAGACTCTTGCATTCGCATGACAACAATCACCGAAAGCAACCTAACCCAGACGCTCGACCTCTCCTCGTTCGATCTCACGCTCCCGCCGAGCGTCGTCGAATACCCGAACCGTTCGAGCTTCCCGAGCGTCGGAAAAACGGACCGCCTGTATATGGCGATGGACGAAGGCATGCCCTACCGCTGGTCACCCTCCGCAGCCGCCTACGCCCTCATGATCCCCGTCATCGATGCCGGTAATTTTTGACAATCACCCACCCACGAACAGCCAAAACCAAAACCACCAACTCCACCTAATTAGTCATGCCTAATCCTATCATTCGCATCAAGCGCGGTTCCGGTTCTCCGGTGTCGCTTCAAGTCGGGGAAGTCGCCTTCGACTCCACAAATAAGTCATTTTTCATCGGCACAGCCGAAGGCGTTCTCCCGATCGCGGGCGAGCACATCTTCGCAAAGAAGACCTTCGTTAGCGATGCAGTAGCAGCCGAGGCTTCGCTTCGCTCCGCAGCGGATTCGACCCTCACGACAAACCTCAATAACGAGATCAGCCGCGCCACCGCAGCTGAAGGCGTCATCGCCGCGAACCTTGCTCAAGAGATCATCGACCGCGCCGCCGCGATCAGCTCAGAAGCCTCCGCTCGCTCCAGCGCAGACACAACCCTCGACGGCAAGATCACGACTGAAAAAGGCCGCATCGATGCGATCCTCTCCGCCGCTGATGCCGACAAGGACACCTTCGCCGAGATCGTCACATTGATCAATTCGGTCGACACGACCAACGATTCCGCATTCGCCGGTTATGTGACCAGCAACAACGCCGCTCTCGCAGCCGAAGTCACGAACCGCACGAATGCCGACACCGCCCTCGGTGGCCGCATCGACACCGTCGAGTCCGCCGCGACAGCCCTTGCCACCCGCGTAACCGCAGCTGAGGCCGACATTAACGCCGAAGAGTCTGCCCGCGCAGCCGCCGACACGACCCTTCAGTCGAACATCACCGCCGAGGCGAGCACACGCGCCAGCGCTGACACGACCCTTCAGTCGAACATCACCGCCGAAGCGACAACTCGCGCCAGCGCTGACACCAGCCTGCAAAGCAACATCACAAGCGAGGCAACCGCCCGCGCCAGTGCAGACGACGCGCTCGACGCTCGCCTGGACAGCCTCGAGGCCAGCATCGACGGCGGCACCTACTAACCAGCCCACCAACCCCGGCGGGGCGCTCAAATAGCGCCTCGCCAAGCGGGGGTTCAAAACTCCGCAAAACAAAACCCGCCACATGGCAAATCCCATCATCAAGCCCAAATCCTCGACCGTAGCGTCGAAGGTCCCACTCGCCACAGATTTGGCTTTGGGAGAAATTTGTGTGAACCACGCCGACCGGCGACTCTATTCGCGCAACCCAAGCACGGGAGAGGTGTATAAACTGGCCGGCACCAAAGACGCCCCCGACCGCGTCTGGGCCTTCGACATCTCCGCCGACGGCACCACCACCTACCTCGGCTTCCTCCTCTACGCCGACTTCCCCAACAACGGCAGCGTCTACGACAGCGCCGCCTGGGAAATCTCCCGAACCATTTTCAACGCCGCAGGCACCACCAGCACCGAAAGCTCCGCCACCGGCGCGTGGTCAAGCAAGGCGAATCTGACCTATGCTTAGCCCTTTATACGGCCAACTCTCCCCCCTCCGCGTGCCGACGATGGCAGGGGTAAACGCCGCTCAGATCGCCGCCGACTACATCGCCGCCGTTGAATCAGCAGACGGCCAACCTTTAGAATCCGCCGTCAAAACTGCATACCAAAATTTCATCTCGGGTTGTGTGAGCGATGGTCTGTGGCTTGCGCTCAAATCATCCTGCATTTTGGCAGGGGCGCGGACTCTTTCAGGCGCACTCGTCCCTCTCGTCGGCACGGCCCCGACAAATAACAACTTTGTCACCGCTGACTTCAACCGAAAAACTGGTTTAATTGGAAACAGCACAACAAAATATCTAAATACAAACCGCCCATCAAATTCTGACCCTCAAAATAATTGCCACATTTCTATTTATCAAAATGCAACATCTTCTGGGACAAAAACCTGGATAGGGCATTATCAGGCCACTCCTTTCGTCCAGTCCGATTTATTAACTAGCGGCGGACTTGTTTATTCAAGATTAAATAGCTCGTCCACTGGAACTACTACCGCCTCGGCCACCGCATTAGGTTTTTATGGCGCAAGCCGTTCTTTCGCAGCCTCTTTTTCTTTTAAGCGACCAAATACAGCCGAGACAACCATAACAAGATCAAGCGCAACCCCCTCTTCTCTTAATAATTATGTTTTTGCAAGCAATAATGACGGGGTGCTTTCCAATGTTCACGGTGCCCGCTTGTCTTTCTTTTCAATCGGCGAATCCCTTAACCTCACCCTTTTCAACACCCGTGTCTCCAACCTCATGACAGCCCTCGCCGCCGCCATACCATGACACTCGCCGACCTCATCCAGCAGCCCGTGAGCTACGAGACCGCGAAAGACCTCGCCTTGGTCTTCAGTCCCGAACTCGCCGCGCAACTCGCCGCCGTCCAAGCCGAACACGGCAACCCCCGCCATGTCGCCAGCCCTGTCGATCTCACCGATGGCCGAAAAATGCTCTGCGCCGA